CAACACGGGATCTGCCGGCAACGGTGGGCTCCCCGGGCCTGGTGCTGGTGGCTCCGGTGGCGGCGGCGTGTACGCAACCTTCACCTCAGGTAAGGGACAAGGCTCCAATGGCGGGGACGGGAAGATGGTCATCATCGTCACGTTCAACAACGCCACGCCACCTGGTTATCCGGCGATACCCGGTGCCCCAGAGGTTACCGACACCGACAGCGCATGGAATCCCTCCGACAAGACGGCAGATGTGACCCTGAGCAACACTAACCACACGGCAACGGTGGTTAGCGCTGGGGGCACCAACGGCGTCCTGCGGGGCACTCGCTGGCGCAGCGCGAACGACAACCGGTTCTTCTACGTCGATGTCACCGGCCCGGATGGCCGCAACATGGCTGCCCTTGCGACGTTCGGCGCAACCATCGACCCGTATCCCGGCGTCTCTGGCGCAGGCGCCTACGGCTACTACGGCCAGAACGGCAACAAATACTTCAACGGTGCCAGCGCATCGTACGGGAGCACATTCATTGGTGCAGCTCGCGTGGGTGTTTGGCTGAACGCTGGAAGCATCACGTTCTACCTCTGGGACGGCAGCGACTGGGTATCTCAAGGAGTCGCGTACACCGGCGTGACCGGCACGTACTTCCCGACTTGGGGTCCAGGTACGGTCGCCGCGGGCACTCGCTCTGCAACCATCGTGACGCACGGAATCGGCACCATGCCACCCGGCGCTCGCGAGTGGGGTGGGGCCTAACTCACAAGGTAATATGACCAAAGCAGCCACCACCGAGGAGCTGGCAAGCCTGCACAATCAGGTTTCCACCAGCCTCAAAGAAGACCTCGATGCCTGCAAAGACATCGAGGACCCTGCCGTCCGAGCCGCAGTACGCGAGCGCACCCGTGCGCAAGCGATCACGTTCCTCAAGAACAACAACATCACCGCGGCACAGGGTAACGACGAGATGGCAGCGCTACAGCGGGCCCTAGCTGAGAAGACCAAGGCCCGCAAGGCCACGACGATCTCTCCGGCAGCTCTCGAAGAGGCTGCTGAAATCGCCAGCGCCCGTCTGCAGTGAAGCCCCGCGAGTCAGCAACCCTCGCTGAGTCGCGGTGGGCGAAGCTGCGCCTGCTCCAAGAGCACTACAAGGACTTCGAGACGTTCCTGGTGGACGCCATGGCCGAACTAGGCTTCGGCGTCACGGACCAGCAGTTCGACATCGCGAAGTGGCTCGCCTACGGGCCCTTGTACCTCATGGTGCAGGCGCAGCGCTCACAAGCGAAGACCACGATCACCGCGTGCTTTGCTGTGTGGTCCCTGATCCACATGCCTCACTGGCGCGTGCTCATCGTGACCGCTGCCGAGAAGTTGGCGACCGAAGTCAGCACGATGATCGTGCGGCTGATATCCCACATGGAAGTCCTGGCGTGCATGCGCCCTGATGAGATGGCTGGGGATCGCAGCTCGGTCGAGGCTTTCGACGTGCACCACTCGCTGAAGGGAATGGACAAGTCCCCCAGCGTATCCTGTGTCGGCATCACCGGAACCATCCAGGGCCTACGTGCTGACATCCTCATCGCAGATGATGTGGAGTCCGCAAAGAACAGCGAGACCAGTACGCAGCGGGCCAAGATCGCGCACATCACGAAAGACTTCACGTCTATCTGCGCCTCCGGGCGCATCGTGTGGCTCGGTACACCCCAGACGAACGACTCGTTGTACAACAGCCTGACAGCGCGCGGCGTGGCAATCCGCGTGTGGCCTGGCCGGTTCCCCAACAAGCTGCAGATGGATAACTACGGCGCCCGCTTGGCACCGCGGCTGCGCATGCTCCTAGAGCGGGACCCGTCACTTGGCACCGGTGGGGGGTTCCTTGGTGACCAAGGGCACCCCACCGATCCCCAGCTCCTCGACGAGGAGAAGCTCCAGAAGAAGGAGCGAGATCAAGGCACGGCGCATTTCCAGCTCCAGCACATGCTGAGCACGGCGATGACGGACGCCATGCGGTACCCGCTGAAGCCAATTCAGCTCGTGACCGTGCCTGTGACCACACGCCTACCGATGGTGGTGGTGCGGGGCATGGACGACACGGCCGTCAAGGAGTTCGTATCCGGCAGCTACGCCTTCCGCGTACGCACCCCGCACGAAATCAGCAAGGAAACCCTTGCCGTGCCTGACACGATGGGCTACGTGGACCCGGCGGCCGGCGGCAAGAATGCCGACGAGACTGCCTACGCCATCGGCGCCTTCGTCAACGGCAATGTGTGGGGGCTCAGCGTGGGCGGCCTGCCTGGTGGCTACGACCTTCCCAAGCTCGAAGAACTGGCGCGTCGCCTCCTGAAACACCGCGTACGGCTCGTGAAGATCGAGAAGAACATGGGCTACGGTGCCTTCCGGGCCGTGTTCACGCCCGTGTGCAGATCGGTGTTCGAGCAGGCTGGCGTGCCTGTGCCTGGCTTCGACGATGACCTAGTGGTCGGCCAGAAAGAGAAACGGATCATCAACACCCTCGGGCCTGTGATGGGCCGAGGGGCGCTGGTTCTCTCCGAGGCGGTGTTCGAGGAAGATTCCAGGTGCTGCGAGGTCTACGACCCAGTGCACCAGAACAGCTACAGCCTGTTCCATCAGCTCGCGCACATGACCACCACGCGAGATGCGCTCGAGCACGACGACCGCGCGGATGCCCTCGAGGGGCTCGTGCGGCACTTCCAAGAGCAGCTGGTGCAAGACCAGAAAAAGCAACTCGAGTGTCAGCGGACCCGCGAGTTCGAGGAAATGACGAAGGACCTGTTCGGCGATGGCCGGCGCCTTCGCGTCGGGCCCCCGGCCTTTGCCAACACCACGCTGCGGCATCGCCGCGGCAGAAACTGAATACCGGCAGGTTGCCGGCAACCAACTCTTCGGAGCAAGATACATGAAAGTCAACGGCCTCGCTTCTCCTGGCCTCCTCTCCAACGGCATCAAGCTCCGAGTGGAGGCCGCCAAGGCCATCAGCTCCGTGCAGCTGACGGCCCTGCGCACCCCCGGCGGCAAGACCCGCGCCGGCAAGACGCTCGCGGACTTCTTCACGGCCTGTGCTGACGCGCTGAGTACGTACTTCGACGTGACGGTGCCCACGGTCTCCAGCCGCGTGGCAACCGCCAGCACGACCTGCAAGATCACCTTCAGCGAGACGATGGACGAGACTGTGACACCGGCAGCTGCCGCGTTCACCAGCTCGGGGAACACCATCACCGCCGTGGCCTGGGGAACTTCTGGTGACGCCGGCAAGCTGATCCTTACCGGCACGGGCTTTGCCAGCGGCGAGAACATGACGTACACAAAGCCCGCCACGAATTTCCTGCGCGACCGCGCGGGCAACGTTCTGGCGACGACCTCCGCGAACATGACGTAAATGTCGCTCACCCGCACCATTGCGGGGGCGATTGCTGCAACCACTGCCCGGCGGGTGGTGGCTGCTGCGTTCATGCTCAGCGCGGCCGGCACAGCCGGCATCGTGGCGCACGAGGGGATGGTGCAGAAGGTCTACTTGGACCCAATCGGCATCCCTACCGTTTGCGCCGGGCACATCAACACCGTCACCAAGGCCGACGTCGGCAAGGCGTTCACGCGCGAGCAATGCGCATCGCTGCTCCAGCAGGACACCGCAAGTGCACAGGCGGGGGTCAAGCGCCTCGTCACCGTACCCATCACCCAGGAGCAGTACGACGCTCTGGTGAGCTTCACGTTCAACCTGGGCGAAGGCAGCCTCAGGCGCAGCGCCCTGCTCGCCAAGCTCAACGCAGGCGACTGCCTAGGTGCGGGTGCAGAGTTCCCGAAGTGGGTGTACGCCGGTGGCCGCGTGCTCCCCGGGCTAGTGAGGCGCCGCGCCGACGAGCGCCGAGTCTTCGAGACGGGGTGCCAATGAGGACCGTCGCCAAGAGCATCCACGAGTGTCACCAGATCCTGACCGCGCTACACACGCTCACCTTCCCAGGTGACTCGTGCCCGCCCTGGCAGGATTCCGGGCGGGCATGGATCACGTACCACGACGGCGAACCTGTCGCCTTCCTGTACGCAGAGCCGCTCTCGGACTCCTGGTACTTCAGCCGTGTCGGCGTACTCGCCAGTGCCCGCGGGCATGGTCTCCAGCGCAAGCTCATGGCTCGAATGGAGCGAGATCTACGCGGCAGCATCATTGTCAGCACGACGTACCAGAACCCACCCTCCGCGAACAACTTCGTGCGGCGGCAGTGGCTCACATATCTGCCGACTGCTCCATGGGGTGCCGCGGACACGATCTACTGGTTCAAGTCATGCTGAGGCTCATTCTCGTCGCAGTCGCCGTGGCCTCCCTGGCCGCCGGTGCTTGGTTCCTGATCGGCGCCCCGCGGCTGGCTCTGGCGCACGAACGCCTGCAGGCTGCCCAAGATGCTGGCGCCCGCGTGCAGAAGCAGCTCGAGAGCGAGCGCGAGAACCGCGCCGCTGAGCAGGCCGTGATGGCCGCTCACAAGGCCAATGCAGACGCATTGCGTGCTGTTCTGGCCCAGCGCCAGGGTGCCCTCACCGGCGCCCTGCAATCTACCCACCATTGGGCAGAGCAACCCGTCCCCCAGGAGGTGCAAGATGCACTCGATCCCCCCGCCCAATAGGATGGTCATGCTGACTGCCCTCCTGGCTGCCTCGTGCGCCACCGTGGCCCCAGACCAACCCGCGCTGCGACCACCTGGCGCCCTTATGCAGGACTGCCAGGCGCCTCCATGGCAAGCCGGCACCAACGGCGCCCTGGCGAGCACTGCGCTCGCTCTCCGCGAGGCCCTACGCCTCTGCAACAACGACAAGGCCGCACTCCGCGAGTGGGCCGAGAAAGTGAACTGACATGGCTGGAACCCGTACCGCCGCTGCCACCAACGGCATGGCCCTGGATGGCTTCGCCATCACCCCCGGCGCTGGCGCGCTCTCGCGCCAGCCCACCAAGGGCATCTACATCCCCGCCAGCGCCTCAGCTGCGACCGTCACGGTCAAGTTCAGCGCTACTGGCACCGCCGTGGACTTCAGTGTCACGGGCCCGGGGATCCTGATGATCTGCCCGACTCACGTCACCGCTGGCCCCTCTGGGCTCGTGGGCCTCGTGTGATTCCTCACCAAGGACAAGCAACATGAACCTCTTCAACTGGGTCCTCATCAAGGACAACGCCATCGCCTACCTCAAGGCGAACTGCGTGGCTATCGCGATCGGCTTTGTCATCGGCGCGGTGGTGCTGTGATGGAGCGCTACGGCTCCCGAAAGTTCCTCGTTACGCTGCTCAGCATGGCGAGCGCCACCGGCCTCGTGCTGGTGAAGGCCATCCCCCCGGAAGTCTGGGGCATGGTCCTATCCACAGTCGTGTTGACCTACGTAGGCGGCAACGTGGCTCAGAAGGCCACCGTAAAGGGCTGATCGTGTCTCGCCAGCGCCGGGTGCCCTGGTGGGGCCTTAATGGTTTCTTCACGCCCGTCGAAGGTGGCGGTGAAGACCCGGCCTTCCCAGCTGGGGCCTTGTTCCACTTCGATGCCCAGACGATCGTGGGGGCGGAGGGTGACAGTATTGCGCTGTGGGAAAACTCCGACGGCGCCGGCGCAGACGCGGAGAACCTACGACGGGGTTCGCTGGACGGTGGTGAGACTGAGCCCATCCTGCGCCTCAACGCGATCAACGGGCTACGGGCGCTTGAGTTCGACGCGGCAGTGGCCCAATTCCTGAAGGCTCCCGGGCTCTCCGGCACTGGTGTGGCGGTTGACGAAGCGGAGGGTGGCACACTCATCATGCTCTACAAGCCACATAGCGGGGGTAACAATGTCATTACGCTCGGCGACTACGGTGGCACTGGTGACCGCCTTGGCAGCCTATACCATGACGGGACCCAGTTCAAGTGGTTTAGCAACTTCTCCGGCACAAGCAATCCCCAAGATGCGTCTGCACCCCTTAATGAATGGGGTGTCTATGGGTTTGCCTTCGATTCTGTCGCAGACACCACGCCGACGGGTGATAATCCCTTAGCGTACTTCTTTAAAGACGGTGTGCTCGAATTATCCGCATCGCCGTTTCGTGTAGTCCGCCCATACACAACCCCCAACATTGACCAGTTCATCATCGGCGGTTACACGGGCTACCTCTCCGTCAGCTACCCGGCCTCTGGTTTGCTCGCGGAGGTCTTCTACTACCCGCGCAAGCTCAACTCTGAGGACATTGCCCAGCTGTACGCCTACTTGGTAGACAAGTACGCGCTCTGAGGAACGGGGGGCGGCGTGCAACCGCTGGGATGGGGGTACGCCACCTAACTCATGTGTTATGTGGTACTACCGCACAGACACCCGTGGCTACCTCGCACAGCGCCGGGCTATGCTACCTAGCATGCCTCACCGTGCCCTTTGGCGCCTGATGTTCCTCACGGCGCACTACGGCCGCATGACCCTAACGCTCGAAGAAGTCGCCGCCCAGCTCGGGTACTCCCCAGCTCCTCCCGGATCCTGCGGTACCGCTTGATCATCGCCCCCAGGTTCATGGTCGCAGAGACCGTCACGCGCTGGTGGTCCAGCTCCACCTCGAGCTGCCTCGCCCACTGCTCCGCTTCCTTGCGGGCGCCGACGCTCTTTGCGATAGGCTTCTGCCCCGCCCGGCGCACCTGCGCCCGCCACTTCCCACCTACCTGAAGAATCGACGCCATCTCGTAGCACCTCCGTAGTCTATCAGTAGCCGCCGCGGGTGATTCCCGGTGACCGATCGTGATCACCGGTGAGGCAAGGATACCACCAAGCCCTGGCGGTGTCTACGGCGCCCGCCGTAGTTCAAGGGGAGGGGCCCGCCTGGGTGGTGGGTCGCGGCGTAGTAGTTGCGGTAGCAGGGGCTGTAAGGGAAAGCCCCGCAGGGGTCGCGCATCCGAGTGGGTACCTCCAACTCGATCCCCGCGCTTACCC